AGAACTATCCAAAACTGGTGACAACGAAAAAGGTCAAATCCTTGGTGATATGACACTTATCGTGAAGAACGAAAAAGGTCTAGGCGTAGCCGCAGACTTAACCTAGTATTAGGTAAACACCGGGGGCTGGCATATGCTAGCCCCTACATATACAGGAGAAAGATATGCCAAAAGCAAAAGCAGCACCAAAAATTAAAGCTAAAGTAAAAGATGATCGCGTTGAGTGTATAGTTACTAAAAAGGGCAGCATAGCACAAATAAGAACAGGCAAAACAAGCGCAGATGGTACTGAGTTATGTTATAAAAAAGGCGATATCTTTAAAACAGACGCAAAACAGGCTAAACTGTTAGAGAATAACGACCTAGTTGTTGCAAGAGATTAACATGAGTAGTTTTAAACCATTTTCATATGATGCAGCTACAGGCATTAAGCACAGCCTCGCAGTTGATAACACAACTGATGAAATGTATGTAAAAACAGAACAAGATGTCACTAAAATACTAGATAGCAACAAGCGGCAACAATATGATGCTAAAGGCACATTAGGCAAAGCTGATTTAGTTAAAGTTGGCACAATACCATTAGGGCTTATACAGCATTGGAAAGCAACAGAAGGCATTGATGTGTTTAATCAAGACCATTGGCCTAAAGTTGTAGAAAAATTAAACAGTAATGAATTTCAAGCATTGCGAGTAGCGCAGTTTAAGGTGTAGTTATGGCATTTGCAAATCTAGGCGAATTAAAGACAGTTATAAATGACACGTTAAATCGTACTGATTTGACTGCACAAATACCTAATTTCATTAAAATGAATGAAGAAAGCGTAAACCGCAAAGTCAATGTATCCGAGATGGAAGAATACACTGAGTTTACTATAAACGTAGGTCAAACAACATTGCCCACAAACTTTTTAGAGATGCGTAATATACAGATGAAAAGCTCTGAATATCCATTGCAGTATGTACCGCATAACTCATTGGATGGCATAGGCGCTGACTCAGGTATACCAAGGTTTTATTCTATACAAGGCACTAAACTATTATTCTATCCATTTCCCCCGGATGCTACTATTGGTATTATGAGGTATTTGGCTGAAGTAACGCCTTTAGTAAATGATGTAGATACAAATTGGTTATTAAGTAAATCACCGCAAATATATTTATACGGTACATTATTACACGCTGCACCATTTTTAAATGATGACAGCAGATTACCTGTCTGGGCTAGTTTGTTTGAAGATGCTGTTAGAGCATTAAACGATCAGGACAAGCGCAGAATGTCAGGAACTAAACCACAAATGATAAACGCAACAGCGGGATACTATTGATATGCCTACAACAACAAACTATGGTTGGACATACAACCTACCGAATACTGCACAAGACACATGGGGCGGTGATTTAAACAACACGCAAATAGCGATTGATGCGCAAGTTAAAACTAACGAAAACCTAACTAACACTAAAGCGCCAATAGCAAGCCCTACATTTACAGGCACAGTTACCGGGCCGACATTTGTTGGCAATCTAACAGGCAATGTGACAGGTAACGTAACAGGTAACGTAACGGGCGCTGTAACAGGTAATGCAACGTCAGCAGATAAATGGTCTACTGCAAGAACTGTTACGCTAACAGGCGTTGTTACAGGTAGCGTAGCATTTGATGGTACAGGTGATTTTACACTTGATACAGGCGTTGGCACAATAGCAGATGATACGTTATCAATAGCGCAAACAAGCGGTCTGCAAGCTGCATTAGATAGTAAAGTAGCACACGCAAGCGGCAATGGGAGAACAATAACCGTAGGTACAACAGCGCCTACAAGCCCATTAACAGATGACATTTGGTTTGATACAACGGCATAATGGCAATAAAAACTTATAACGGCACTGCATTTGCAGACGCAACAGCTAAGTATTACAATGGTAGTGCGTGGGTAGAACCTAATAGTGGTGTCAAAAGATGGAATGGTAGTGTATGGGAAGTTGTTTCTACTGCATTTGAAGCAACATTAACGCAAACAACATTGTCTGGCTCATCATCATATAACTCAACTTTAGGTAGTTATACGGGTGAAACAAGTAGCCCTGGCACAGGCTATACAGCGGTAACTGTTACAGGCGGTAAAGAGCCATTTACATATCAATGGTTTTATATATCTGGCACTGTAAGTAGCATAAATTTATTTCCACAACTCCCTACGCAGTACACTACAAGATTTGGTTTTAATTACGCATTGCAAGGTGGAAATGCTGTTTATAGATGCCAAGTAACAGATGATGATGGCAACGTAATAAATACAGATACAGTTACAGTGAGTTTTAGTTAATGTTAGTACCATTAAACATACCGCCCGGTGTATATACCAACGGCACAGAGTATCAGTCTAAAGGCCGTAACTTTGATGCTAACCTTGTGCGCTGGCAATTTGGTGCATTGGGGCCAATGGGCGGTTGGAGGCAAAGAACATCTGCAACTGTAAGCGGTAAAGCAAGACGTGTTATATCTTGGCGTGATAATAACAACCAAGTATGGGCTGCAATAGGAACAAATAGCCATTTATATGCTATGACAGCTGGCGGTGCTGTAACAGATATAACACCTAGTGGATTAACTGCCGGGCGTGCAGATGCAGATACAGGCGCTGGATTTGGCACAGGTTTATATGGGCAAGGGCCGTATGGCGTTAGTAACCCTGCTGTAGTAAGCACTACAAACCCTGCAAGCATATGGTCACTAGATACTTTTGGTCAGATATTGTTAGGTGTATTGCCTGATGACGGTAAACTGTACGAATGGAACGTCAACGTCAATGTTGATGCTACGCAAGTAACGAATGCGCCTGTAGACAACAGAGCAGTTTTAGTAACGCCAGAACGTATTGTAATGTGCTTAGGCGCAGCGGGAGTGCCAAGAGATGTTGCTTGGTCAGATCAAGAAGATAGAAACCAATGGACAGCAGCAGCTAATAACCAAGCTGGTAACTTTAGCTTACAAACAGCTGGTACAATATTAAATGCTGTAAATGTCAAAGGTGGCAGCCTCATATTTACAGACAAAGATGTGTGGCGCGTTGTGTATTTGGGGCCGCCATTAGTTTATGGATTTCCGCAAGATAATGCTGGTGGCGGTTTAGTATCTGCTGGTGCGGTGACAACGGCTGATGGCGCAGCATATTGGATGTCACATGAAAACTTTTATGTTTATACAGGTTACAGCCAACCTATAAAATGCGACGTACATGATGCAGTGTTTAAAGATATTAACAGAGCGCAAATTAGTAAAGTTACTGCTTGGCATAACGCATCATTTGGTGAGGTTTGGTGGTTTTACCCTAGTGCTGATAGCACTGAAAATGACAAATATGTGGTTTATGACTACAGAGAAGGACATTGGAATAAAGGCAGTTTATCGCGATTATGCGCGACAGACAAAGCGCCATTACCATACCCAATAGCTGTAGATGCTAGTGGCAAGATATATGACCATGAATTTGGCTATGATCACAATGGTGACGTTAGTTTTATCGAACATGGGCCTGTTGAGCTAGGTGTTGGTGAAACTACAGCGAATGTGACCTTTATATACCCTGATGAAAGCGCACAGGGCGACGTGAGCATGACTTTTAAGACCAAGATATACCCTAACAGCGCAGAGCGTAGTTTTGGCCCTTATACGGCAACACAGCAGCCTGTACCTGTTAGAGTACATGGTAGGCAAATGCTTGTTAAGGCAATAGGTGCAGAGTCAACTAATTGGCGTTTAGGTATACCGCGTATAGAAGTAATGCCAGGGAGCAAACGATGAGGCTACCTGATGCAATGCCAACATATGATCTGATTAATGAAACAGAGACACGACGTAATATTACATATGAAATGACACAGACGCGCAAAATTAATGAAGATATAAATATAAACGCAAGCAATAGATTAATACTTACAAGCCCTAATGGAACACGCTATAGTGCAAGTATTAATAACTCTGGAGTATTAACATGGACAGCTCTGTAAATATAGAGAACCATAAAAAGGAAATTGTAAACGCATTAGCGCGTTCAGGTCACAAGCATACGTTTGATGATGTTGTAAAGGCTGTAGCTAATAATGAGGCACAGTATTGGCCAGCTAATAACAGCGCTGCAATAACGCAAGTAGCTAACAAATCTGATGGAACTGTTGGGTTGAATGTTTGGCTGTATGGCGGTGATTTAAAAGACTTTTATCTTTTAGTGGATGCCGCAAAGAAACACGTAAAAGACTTAGGCGGTGATTTTATAATGACATTTGACCATCGCAAAGGCTGGAACAGATTATTAAAAAAACTTGGTTTTGTTGAGCATGGCAAAACTTTAATATGGAGGCTCTAATGGGCGGTAGCAAGAAAACAGAAACAGTAACAAGACCAGAGCTAAATGACTTTTCAAGGCGGCAATATGATACAATAAGCGGCAGAGTTAACGAGCTAATGGGCCAAGAGTTTACGCCTTATACTGGGCAAAGAGTAGCTGCTGTTAATGATTTAGAGCGTGATGCTAATAACACTTTTCTGCAGCAAGCTGAAGGAATTAGAGGCTTACTAGGTGATGCTACTAGCAGAATACAAACAGGCGCACAATACAATCCAGAGCAAATACAGGCACAAAATTTTGCTGATGCTGATTTGTCTGCCTATAGAAATCCATTTGAACAGCAAGTTATTGACACACAGTTAGCTGAAATAGAAAGACAACGTGGACAGACAGCAGAGCGCATTGATGCTGATGCCTCTAAATCTGCTGCGTTTGGGGGTTCAAGGCAAGCAATACAGCAAGCTGAAAGTGATAGAAATTTTGCAGATATAGCGGCTGAAACAGGTGCTAACTTAAGATCACAGGGCTTTCAACAAGCTTCTGCTATGTATCAGCAAGATGCTGCAAGGCAAATGCAAGCTGATTTAGCAAATCAACAGGCTGGGCTAAGTGGTGCAGAGTTACGCATGAGAGGCGCTGGATTGTTAGGCGATATGGCTGGACAAATGTCAGATGCTGATATGCGTGAAGCAGCTATGCGCGGTAGTTTAGGGCAACTAGACAGAGCGCAAGAACAAGCTGAGTTAGATGCGCAGTATCAATCATATTTAATGGCATATGATGACCCATATAGACGCGCACAGCTACAGCTAGGCTTGTTAGGGCAAACGCCAATGCTAACAAATGTTAGAGGCACACAGACAGAAAGCGGTGGTGCTTTAGGCGCAGCACTTGGCGGTCTTGGTCAAATTGGAGCAGCGTTTATAGGTCGTAATAAGGGAAATTAAGGTAAGGTAAAGTTATGTTTAGAAGAATGTTGAATCAGCAGAGTGGTTTGCCAAGGCGCAATCAAATGCCTATGCGTACAAATGGTAATTTTGGTGGTAGTTTTGCGTTAAATCCAGCATTAAGTGGGCTATCTACCATTACGCAGCCAAGATTTAAAGGACAAGGCG